CTGTCGTAGGGGTTTATGATTCGGCTAATGATCGTACAGATATTTGCGATACGAAGTGGATTAAACCGCTAATGATTGTGACGGATTCCAACGGAGATGAATATCGTATTTTAACAGTTGAATCGGACGAGTGGGTAACATGGGAACCAGTGCAACAAAACAATACGAACGATTTGGAGGGGGTAATAACTTTACCTGCGCCGTTTTGGATCACGGGCACGATGTTGGCAGCGAATCGCGAATGGACGATTGCGAGTAATAACCTATTATCGAAATTACCGTTGGTATGGTTACTCGAAGTAATCAGAATGACAAAGTACGGGAGGGAAAGTACGTACGATTTTGACGCAGATGTTCGGTTATTCTTTTTAGATGAAACTAACGCAGTGCAATTTTATACGGCAGACCATCGTGCGAATGTCATGTATCCGATGGAAAAATTATCGAGGGAATTTATTCGGTGTGTAAGTGAAAACAAAAGTTTTAAAACGCTCGAGGATTTTGAGTTAATTACGTTTAGCAGGTTCGGGACCGAACAGCGAGAGGGAATTTTTCAAAATATACTCGATGCGAATTTAAGTGGGGTTGAATTAAGGGTTCGTTTGACTAAGTACAAAGCGAATTGTAAATGTTAAAATGTTTAATTTTTAAAAAATAAATAAAATGTCAGCAGGATGTAATTGCGAATTAGGGCTATCGAATACAGGCCGCCCGAATTGTTTACCGTTGCAAAGTGTAACTAGTAAAATGATTTTAGTGCCGATTCAAGACAACGCGGGAGCGTATAACTATATCGATTTAACGGCAGCGCTACCAGTGTGGTCGACTTTGATTAACGAGCAGGACGAGTCGAAACGTTGGTATCCACTACCTACATTCGAAAACGTTGAATTGCCGAAAGCGGATACAGTATTCGAGGAAGCGAACAGCGGAAGAATGGCGTATCTTCGTCAAGGTAAGCGTTCGTTTACTGGTGAATTGTGGGCGTATGATTCTACACCGCAATTTTTGGGTAAATTGTCAAGCGGTCGATGTGTTGAGTTCGGTGTTTATATTATCGATATTAACGGAAATTTAGTAGGTTCAAAGGTTGGAAATTTCCTTTATCCTATTCCAGTCGATAATCAATCGTGGGATCCGAAATTTATGTTCGCTACGGATTCAACAGTTCAAAAAATCATGTTAGGATTTGATTTCGACAGATATTTTGACGAGTCGACTATGTGGATGATTACAGCGGACGAAGCGTCTCAAAACTTTAACGAGTTAACTGGTTTACTAGACGTAAACTTACTTAATCCGGTACAGGTTGCGACCGTATCAATCACTGTTGAAGCGACTTTCGATTATGGTACTGCGTTGAATCCACTTAAATTTAAAGGCGCTATTTTAGCGGATTTTGATTTATACGATAATACCAACGGTGCGCCATTTACGATTACTGGTGTATCGGAGCCGGTAGACGGAACGTATACAGTTTTGGCTGCGTTTGTTACTGGTGATTCGTACACTTTGAGCGTAGTTAAAGCAGGATTTACAGGTTCGATTACGTTTACAGCAGCGTAATAAATTTGTTAAAATTGCGTATCACAAAAGAGGGGCGGGATTAATTCTCGCCCTTTTTTATGTCAAAAAATCAGGGTATAAACTGAAAAAATACGGCAAAAAATCAGGCTAAAAACTGATAAAATACGGGCAAAACGGCTAAAAACGAATATCAATTTTAAGGTGCAAAAGCGTTGATTTAAGCGATTTTACTACCTTTGGGGTATATAGATATTAAAAAATTGAGAACGAAAGAACGGAATACACGTAAGGGATACAGCGGCACTAAAAATTAGTAAAATTATTGCGAATGGGGTTAATGGACACGGCACTCGGTGCGTTATTGAACAGAATGTCGATAGGACAAACGGAATATTTATGGCGCAAAACTTTTTCGGATCCAGTGTTCAAAAAATGGATTTTGGATTTAATTCGTATCGACCAGTTGTTCGAGGAGGGTATCGATTCGGATGGTGACGTGATAGGTTATTATTCGTATTTTACTGAATTAATGAATCCAGAAAAAAAAGAGGGTACACCGTACACGTTGCTCGATTCAGGTGATTTTTACGAATCGATGATAATTACTATCGGGAAGGATTACTTCGAAATCGATGCGGACCCGATTAAAATTGATAGCGAAACGGGCGAAGAAACGAATTTATTTTACAAATATGGCGAGAATATTATCGGGATTACTGAGGAAAATTTACAAAAATTACGGCAGGAAATTAAAGAACGATACAGAAAAGAATACGCAGAATACATTAAACGATAGGTATTATTTAAGCGTTGAACAGATCCCGTTATTTAACTGGATAAAATGTACGGGAGGCGATTATTCCTATGTGAGAAAATCAAAAGAGGGAACCGAGGAGGAGGACGTAAAGGCGTGGTACGCTATTTATGACGATTATATCGATTCTCACGGCTTATCTAAGAAATATGAACAAATGTTAAAGGCTATGCGTAAAAAGGCCGAAATCGAGTTAGATTACGTTATTAAACGAGACAGATTTTCGTTAACTTTGTTAGAGATCGAAATTCAGAACTTAAAAATGTTACTGGATAATAACGGGCAGGGCGTCAGTATTGAACAATCGCTCGTTCATTTATCGAGGTTTGTGGGTTACTGGATACGGTCTAAGGAAATAACAGCGGGCGAATACTTCACGTTAATGAGGGAATACGAACGAATTAATAAATTAGAAAATGGCGAAAAAAATTAGCAGTTCGGATTTATTCGACAAAGAAGATATATTCGAGGGGATTAGATTATCGGCACAGAAAACGATACAGGATTTAAAGCAAATCGACGAGGAGTTTAAAAGAGTCGCAAAAACGATGCGAGAAACTTTGGGAAAATCCAAAGTAAATACAACGCAAGGTATTCAGGAATTCACCAAAGCGACACAGGACGCAAATAAAGCGGTCGAGAATTCAATTAAGATTGAAAAATTAAAAGCGCAAGCGGAACAGCAAGCGTTAAGAGCCGAACAGGAACGCGAGAAGGTAGCACAGCAAAAGTTACGAACGCAATCGGCACAGGCAAAAGAACAGGAGCGTTTAAATAAAATACAGGAACGTTCGGCAAAGGTTGCACGTGATGAAGCGAACGCGTATAAACAATTAGAAAAAAATACCAGAGAATTAAAGAACGAATCGAAGCGATTGGGTGCCGAGTTGCTTAAATTAGAGAATTCAGGAAAGCGTAACACAAAAGAATATCACGAACTAGAAAAACAATACAAACAAACGACAAGGGCTGCGCAATCTGGGGACGCTCAGTTAAAGAAATTAGATAAAACGGTCGGGGATAATCAAAGAAATGTCGGTAATTATATCGGTGGTATTAAGGATTTAGCGGGAGCGTTTGGGTTGGCGTTTGGAGTTCAAGCGGTTGCGAATGTATTTAAAACAGGTACGGAGGCGATAATTGAATTCGACCAAGCGATTGCGGATTTACAGGCGATTACAGGTGCAAGCGGTAAGGATTTAGAATACTATCGAGAACAGGCGAATTTATTGGGTAAGGATGTCGAAGGGGGTGCAAGTGCGGTCGTTGAAGCGTATAAATTAATTGGATCCGCTAAGCCTGAATTATTAACCAACGCAGAAGCGTTGAATCAAGTTACACAAAGTGCGATTACGTTGGCGCAGGCTGCGGGAATGAGCGTACCAGATGCAGCGACAAATTTAACCGATGCGATGAATCAATTCGGAGCGTCTGCGGATGACGCCGATAAATTTATTAACGTTTTGGCTGCGGGTTCTAAATTTGGTGCGGTAGAAATCCCACAGGTAACGGAGGCGTTATTAAAATTTGGTGCGGTTGCAAAAACTAGCGGGGTATCGATTGAGGAAACGGGCGCATTAATTGAAGCGCTAGGCGAAAGAGGTTTAAAGGGAGCGGAAGCGGGAACGGCTTTACGTAATGTCATGTTAAAACTATCGGCACCCGATGCGTTACCAAAAGAGGCGATAAGTCGATTAACTGATTTAGGAATAAATTTCGATACATTAAAGGACAAATCGATTCCGTTTACAGAACGATTACGTGCTTTGGGGCCGTTGTTGAACGATCAGGCAGCGTTAGTAAAAACGTTTGGTACCGAGAACGCAGTTGCTGCGACTAACTTAATACAGTTAACAGATAGAACGGACGAGTTACGTCAACAGATGACCGGCACAAATACGGCATACGAACAAGCGGAGCAAAGAACGGCAACGTTAGGGCACGCAATTATGCAGTTAAAGAATTCGTTTATCGGAATGTTTACGAGCATCGACACTGGAAGCGGGAC